CAGTGGTGTGGTGGGCTACAAGCATAAGGTAAGGCTCCTTTTGACGATCTGTTGAACTGGACTATACAAGTTGCGGTATTGTTGAAGTGGCAACAGTGTTACACCATAGGCAACGCTTGTCAACATTTATTTTACATGGTAAGGTGTAGCTAGTTGAGGGAGGGTTTTTTCTTATGCCAGTTTCAGTTCATTCCAGCACAGCAACTATAGCTAAGCAGGATCGCGCCAGGATCGACCATACGGGACGCGTGAGCTTTGTCCTGGACCTAGATATCAGAATGGCCGTCGAGGACCAGGCGCAGGCACAGGGGATCGGCGTGGAGGAGTGGCTGCAGCAGGTAGCGAATGATGCTCTGCGTAGTTATATCGGGATCTAGGTCAGCCATGCCGATAACTAAGATGAAACGGGGGCCGGTGGCGATCAAGGATGTGGCGGCGAGGTCCGTGCATGAGCCCTGGCCTGAGTTCGATTCGGTGGCGGCGCGGGCTGAGTTGAGAGCTGCTGGTTGGAAGCAGCCTGGGGAGCATGGAAGAACTGTCTGGCAGAGTCCGTCAGGGAAGTTATATCGCGGGCCTGCCTTGGCCTGGAAATTACTTCGTAAGTATGGCGATCAATGCTAGGCTTAGGCTAAGGACTGAGGACTGAGGAGCTGTTGATGCCGCCTATCGTTGGTACAAATCGCTGGACGTTGGGTGCGATGTACCAGGGCGGGCTAGTCAGCGGTCTACCGTTCTTCACCCAGCCCGGTGGAGTCGGGACTCAAGTGTTCCCTAGCCAGCAGAACGCTCAGCCCTGGGTCGAGTACCCTGTGATCGGCGAAGTCATTAACGAGTATCAGCCGTGGTGGCCGCCGGGTTGTCTGCACTCAGTCAAATTCTGGAAGATCTATAAGGAATTCGATTACATCACGCAGCTATCCTGTGCGTTGATATGCTGTCCTATTTGCACGTACGTACAGCGTGTAGTTGAACCTTACGATGAGATTCTAGACCCTATAGCATATGCCATCATCATGTGAGTTGGAGAGCCTTCCATGAGGATTATTCTCTAAATGTTCACTTTAGCGTGCATCGTACCGGTTGCTATCCTCGTCTTATTCAGTATGTGGATCTTCGTTGCCGATCGTCAGCTACGTGAGATTGAGAAGCTGTTGGAGAGGTCGTTGGAGCTCCAAGCCAAATCGCTGGCCGTGCTGACTAAGATCTATCAGGAATTAGTTGCTACGCCGCCGACCAACGAGGTCCATCATTTCGTGATCACCCAGATCCCTAACCCTGAAGGAGATACGACCATGCCTATTCAAGCCCCTGTTATTGGTATTGTAGCCGGCGCAACTGGAACTTTTCTGTTCACTCCAGTTGAGGCCGACGGTACTGCGATTGCTCTGCCTGCGGGAATTATCCCCACGGCTGTATCGAGTGATCCGGTAAATGCTCCGGTTGTAGTTGCTGCAGATGGTCTATCGGCGAGTATTACCACGCTGCCAACTGCGCCAACGGGAACTACGTTTACGCTGACGGTGAGCGCTGTGCTGGCGGACGGAACTACGCCGACGGGCAGCACGCCGGTGCCGTTCCTGGCTGCTGGTGGTGTTGTGGCTTCGTTCGTCATAACCCAGACGAGCTAAGCTAGTAGCAGTAGCACCTTGTACCAGACAAAGCCCAGCAGGATTGGGAGCTGCTGGGCTTTGTTGTGCGTGTTAGCGAGCTGACGAGCTGACTAATAGCTCTCGTCGTACTCGGCTTGTGCGACTGTCGGCCAGTCGTCGCCGTAGATCGCGTGGGCCAGGTCAGGTTCGCCAGCGTTCAGCACGGCCAGCATGTTCGAGCTGAGGATCAGGTCCTGAATGAACTGGTGGTCGGGCTCCTCGGGCAGAGTGCTGCCGACTGCAGCGTGCTCGACCGCGATCATGAGCTCCTCGATCAGCTGAGCGCAGGTGTCGAACGGGATCTCGCCAAGCTTGATGCGAATTACCTGAGGGGCTTGAGGGATCGGGAACGTTATGTGGTGATCTGTTAGCAGCTCGATCGCTTGGTAGCCGACGCGGACAGCGTGCGAGACAGCCTTCCAGTCGACGCCGGAGTTGTCCTTGGCGAGGTGGGCACGATGGCCGTACTCGTTATAGATACGCTCGCAGATTTTATAAGCGTCACTAACGCGCGTGTTGTAAGCGATCTTGCGGCCACAAACCTCGTAGAACAATCCAAGCTCTCCAGTTGGGCCGATCGGATGCTCGATGACGCTGGAGTGCTCTGAGGTACCTTTGCTGCGCAGCCAATGGTCGATTTCACTGATAGGGTCGTTGTAGTGATCGGCTTTGGATAGTGCGTAGAAGAGTAACATAGCGCGTTCAGCGGCCTCGACTCGGCTGCCCTTGATGCCATACTTGTTGACTTGACGACGACAGTAGCCCAGGAATGCTGCTGTGCGCGACGTCAGCAGCTTCTCACGGTTGTTGACGATGACCTCCCAGAGGCGGCTAGAGACGCCCCAGTGTGCTTTGGGAGCGAACAGCATGTCCAGCGCTACCGTCTGGCCCTCAGCGGCCATCTTGAGGAATTTAGATAGGGCGTAGGACTCGCATTCGGACTGGCCAGGCAGGTTCTTCTCGCCAGGCTGCTTCGACTGCCGATTGCTGACAGATTCCTGCACACGCTGCAGCAGGATTTCTTGAGCGCTGGGGATATGTATCCCTTTGAAGTCGAAGTCGGACGTTGGCGTGTGCGTGCCGTAGAGATGGCTGCCGAAGTCCATATAGACGATCTGGTTGAGGTGGCTGAAGTCGTTGTGGTTCATGGCTAGTCGATCATCCCTTCTATTTGTTTGAGCGTGGCTCGGGCAGAGCGTTTGACTTGCAGTCGTTCTTTCTGTTCTGGCGTACGGACTTGATCCCGCCACTCAGTTCCGTGCTTACGCCACCAGTCGTTTTTACCCTGCTGCATGACTTTTTCAACGCAGGCTAGGCTACAGTATTTCTGAGCCTGATGGATGCGCTGAAAGTGCGCCGAGCAGAGCTTGCAGACGCGTAGGGATTTCTTGTAGCTCAGTTCGGTTTTAGTGTGACGGAGCAGGGTTTCTAAGTCCGCCATAGACATATCCGTTAGGAGCGATAGAACTAGATCGAGATTCTGTTGGGCAATAGTCATGGCTGAGGTAAGCTCCCTTAGTTGTGCGTGGGTGCTGGCGGAGGCGGCACGAACGCCTGCTTGGTTTGATCAAGCACGAAGTTGGCAGGCACTTTTAGATCCTTGCGCAGCTTTTCAATTATCGGGTTTGCCTGCGCTTGGATCTGCTGCATTTGTTGTGCGACTTGTTTGTCGATGTCAGCGTGGGTTTGCTTGGCCTTGAGGTCAAGGTTCTCAGCTTGGAGGATGTAGTAGTTCAGTTCTTTGAATGAGTCGGCGGGGATCTTGACTTCGGCCACGGCGGGAGCTGGCGCTGCAGCAGCAGGCTTGGCGGTTTGTGCTGTAGCTGCGATTGAAACGACTAGCAAAGTTAGGGCAAGAAATTTTATAGACTTAGAACTCATCACACGCTCCTCGAACTGGGTAGACTTTCACTCCGTTTTCCCTCCACATTTTTATCACTTGTGGACGGTCATCGATTACAAACTGCAGCAGGTCCCGAGGGATATGCTTCAGGATGTTTTGCTTAATTTCTGTGTCCGGGCGATGATCTCCCCCACTCCGCATGAACAGGTAGTCGTAAGGCACAGCCCATTTGATCAGCCAGTTCATGGTTTCGCGCTGGTAAGTGTCAGGACGGCCTGAGACTAGGCAGATCGTGTGGTCTTCAGCGAGCTTTCGTACCCATCTCATTACGAATGAGATTGGCTCATCGTAGCTGAGAGCTTCGTAGTAAGAGTCCCAGTCTTTCTTTTCTCCGTCTGGTCGAGTGACGTAATGCTGGCGGTGGGTTCCATCCGCAAGGGTGCCATCTATGTCGACCAGGATGATAGGCCGATTGTTCCAGTCGATCAAGCCATTGCTCAAGGCCATGCGGTCGATCACGGCACGGCCCACGAACTTGCTATCGTGATCGAACTGGCGAGCGTGGTCACGACGAACACATTCGTAGCGAGGAACATCGAGTAAGGATTCTATGACGAAGCTGTTCTCGCCGTAGGTTTCTTTGGCGACGTTCCGCCACATGTCTACGTGCTTCGTCGAGAGGTTGGTATCGTCGATGATGGCGTTGTGGTTGTGACGAGCTAGGACTCCAACGAGAGCTTTCTCAGCTGCGATGATGATTTCTTCGCGCTTGCCGGACCAGGAGGAATTGAACAGCATGGCGCGCAGGTCGTCACGGTTGATGCGCGCGGCCGAGCCGCTGGCCTTGACGAGTTCGCGTGCTTTAGTGGTCTTGCCGGAGGCGGGCAGACCGCGCATCATTATGAGCTTGGGCATGACTAGATTGGATCTCCTTGTCCTTGATTGAGCTTGTTGAGAATGCCATAGTCGCAGTATTCAGGATCTCCCATGGCACGATGGTAGCCTACGCAGCGGATTGCGATAGCTTGACGTAAGGCTAGTTGCTGCATGCCGACCGCCATTGATAGCGTGTTCAGCTTCATCTCAGTGGCTTCAGGCAAAGTGAATCCGTCGCAGGTTGAGCAGTTGCCGTCACGGTCGTTGTCGACGCCAGAACCGCAGCGCCAGCATAGAAGATTCACGGCATCCGGAGAAAGCTTAGTCAGGCGGAGGAATTGGATAGCTGAGATGATGGTGTCATATGCGGGCATAGCGGTTGTGGCTAACCTATCCTTTCAGGTTGACGTTGTTGACGTTGAGCTTGCGTTGCAGCGAATCGATCTCGGACCGGATTTTGCTGTTGTATTCGTCCACGCTGAAGTACCTGGAGCAACCGTTCGAGGAATGCGTGTTATCGCCATACCGGTAGCCGGGTGCGCGGTCGAAGGCGTAGCAGATCGTAGGCTCGACTGAGCGCACGTAGAAACGTGGGTATGCCGGTTCGAGGTAGATGCTGGTGACCTTGCCTGCGGGTTCTGGCTTCCAGGAGTTCGATGCGATCTCGGAGAAGATCTGGTCGCCGGGCTGGAACTCAGCCAGGATGTCGATGTTGGTCGGGTCCGCGTACCAGAGCTGCAGCATGGTCACAGCGTCTTCGACGGTTTTGCGGCGAGCGGTAAGGTCGGTCAGGCGAGCGTGCGCGTCCGCTTCAGCTTCGGTTAGAGTTTTGAGAGCGGCGTTGGCGGCGGCGGGTCGGTCGAAGTTATCGTTGTCCATGTAGGATAGTGTACACCATGCTCAACCGTTGTCAACCCTCTGAAGGAAAATAATCAGTAGTCTCCCCACTGGTCGGTGATGTCGATGTAGTCAGGATCGGGGAGGGGTTGTGACTGCGACTGTAGTTTCTGATCGCGTTCCTGCCTACGCGCTGCAGCCAGGCGTGCTGGATGATAGTTACCCGTAGCCAGTATCTTCTGGCCAAAGAATGACTTCGGGTCAGTCTGCCAGCAGCGTTGGTAAGGCTGCGCGTCGCAGGTCGGACAAGTGAGTATAAGTGCGCAGATACGGGCCATTCGAGTATCATCCTTTCATGACGATGTACAGTAGCTATGCGTTGCAGCAGATCGCCGGGTTGAAGCCACAGCAGTGTCAGCAGGCGCTACAGCTAATTAGCAGCTATAACCTTTACCGGACTAAACTTCTTCGTCCTGATCTGGTGGAGCGACGGTTCGGTTGGTCTCGGGGGACCTTAGCCAAGACCTTAGCCACTCTGTCGGGGATTGGTCTAGTTGAGTGGTCAGCACAGGGGACTGGGCTGGCGGTGAGGTTGCTTCCGGCTGCATTGCTTCCCCAAGCGCGGGTTGAGGATGTGGAGCAGGAGATGCTGGAGCAGGTTGAGCGGGAGAAGCTTCTGTCAGGCGCGGGTCTACAGGCGCAGTCTCGCTAGGATTGAGGAAGTGGTTGAGCTGGGCCGTGCAGGTCAAGCATAGCTCGGATAGTAGTTCATGCTGACAGTAAGTGGAATAGGACATGCTACCGTTTTCGGTGTCGAGCCGATAGATCCGGCGCAGGTCTGATGTGACGCAACGGCAGCGGTCGCAGGTCAGGATTGTTGTGGTGTGAGTTGTTCGCATGGCTAGATAACTCCGTGTCGGATGAGGAAGTCGGTGATGAACAATATGAATCCTAGACCGATTACTACATCGAAGAATCGATTCCAGAATTTAGTGCGCTTGAGCTTGGCTTGGGTGAGGATACGCTCGGCTGCGTTGATCCAGGCGCGGTCTTCGGCGTCCTGTTGGATCTTCATTAGCATGTTGAAGGATGCCAAGTGTTCCTCGTCTGTGCGGTCGTGACCGTCACGGGCTAGGTTCATCCAGATTTCGGTTTCGGCTTCGTCTTCAAGGAAGGCTTCCGAGATTGGCGGGCCAGGCTCGATCCAGTGATAGTTGAAGTCGTTCGAGTTATGTTGAGCGTTGGGGAGCTCGCGGCGGACTATGCTACGAGCTTCAGTCGGAGTCATCGGAGGTCTCTAGTAAGTCATCTACAGTGGGCGTGGTTGAGTCGACACCAATGATTTTGTGCGTGATGCCTTCAGGTGTGGCGAACCAGATCTCGCCGGGCGGAACAGCCTCGGACGGGATCACGGGATAGTCTCTAATCTTAGGCTCGGGCATCAGTTCATATCCTTCGGGTCAACAGGCGGCAGGGCCTGTAGCTTGTGCATGAGCTGCTGCTCGCCTTCGTCGTTAGACTCTTGGATGTACCGTGACGCCATCTCGCACAGCACGCCTAGGATGGTTTTAGCGAAGTCTGTCTCGTCGCAAGCCGGGACGAGAGTAAGCTGCCGGTTGACGGTGTTGTACATGTCCTGCACAGACATTCGTCGAACATAGATAGTCATCAGTTATGCCACCATTTGTCGTCGTCCCAGCCGAGATCCGAGTCAGGCTCTGTCAGGTCAGCACGATCCTTTCTATGACGTTCGATGAAGTTGTGCACACAGACCACAAATAAGATTGTAGCCAGCATACCAATAGTCAGGCAGAGTTCGACGAGGAACTTGGCGAACCAGAAGCGTGTGTAGGAGAGGAGTTCGGTCATGACTGACGGGCTTTCAGCTTGGCGAGTTCGTCGGCCACGTGCACGACCTTAGCCAGCTCAACTGTGAGAGTAGCTTTGAGCTTGTCGCGGATCGGGCCGGTGGACATAGTCTTTTTGACGTCGGCACTGAGTTCCTCGGTGAGTACGTGTAGGATCTTTTTGGCGACGAGCTCGTTGATTTTAGGTCGCAGGAGTTCGAGCACGGCGTCGTAATCGATCAGAGAGTAGATTTTCTGGACGAGGTCAGCTGGGATCTTGATACGGTTGGCGTAGTCTGGCATGACGAGACTGCCGTCTGAGAACATTTTCAGGATCTGCTGCTGGGCGGAGGCGAGTAGTTTTTGCTCGAACGCGGAGAGAGCAGGCGGCACAGCATCAGCCATCATGTAATCCACGTTGAAGCGTCGGCTGTGATCGGCTTCGGCTTTGGCTTTAGCTACGTAGTCTTCTGGGAGATATGGGTTATCCTCCGACTTCGGCTCTAGCTTCAGCTCCGACTCCTTCCACATATCCTTATCCTTGAGGATCTGGATGCAGTCGCTGCAGGTGACATCGCTAGTCCGGTAAGTGCGCCAGGTACTGGGCGGTCCCTGAGTTGGACTCATGCTGTGGATGATATTCAAGCCACAGAGAGTTTTGTTGAGTGTGTTAGTCATCGGTGTGACGAGATGACAGTGATGGAGGTTGGCGGGATTGTTGGGCATGGCTAGGCTAGGACCTTCCGTGGAGATGATAGAGATGGATTAGACGGGCGAAGTTGTAGGTGACCATGAATGCAGTCTGCAGGATGAACGTGATCAGGAATGTATTGATCCAGTTGTCGGTCTGGACTGAGAACCGATCGTAGAAGTTCGTGCGCGCGTAGGCCAGACGGATCATGATGAGGACTACAACGAAGTTGATGAGCCAAGCGATAAATAGGTAGTCAGCAAGGGTCATGGCTTGGCCTTCGCTGCTGTTGGCGGTGGACAGAACCAGGTGCCGTCCTGATCGAGCAGGTGATCGTCAAGTAGGTAGCCACAGAATTTGCATGCACCTGTAAGGCGTGTAGCTGCCGGAATTGGCACAGAGCACGCGTTCTCCTTTAGCTTGGCGAGAGAGTCTTCGGCGGTTTGCAGGCGTAGCAGCACCCAATCAGTCAGCGTAGGAATATCATGCCAAGCTTTGCCCGTAGCACGCTCGGCTTTTTCGAAAGCTGCGTGCTCGATGCGCAGAGCCTCGCGCGTGTATGCAGGATTCGTCATGAACGGATCTTGGTTGTGGTAGTTCTTAGGCGCTGGCATTGGATTCCTCCTTCGCTACACGTCTGGCCACGAACCGTTTGAACACATCGTCATCAGCCAGCGCCATTACGCCGTCGCGCGTGATGTCATAGCTGAAGCTTCCCTTGCAGCGGTGGCCGAACTGCGCTGTTGAGCCGCAGCGGCAGTTACAGGCTCCGGTCGTGCCCCATTTAGTTCGGTGCGCTAGGCCTTTGCGGCAGAGCTGGGCCAGGGTGTGCGAGTGGTGCGATCCGTCACGACCGCCAAGCCAACCTGGAGTTATGAGCAGGGTAGGATGCTTGTCGTAGCAGACCATGCCTAGTTCGCGGAGGATGTTGAGCTGGCGCGGGGAGAGTTTAGTCGTCGGTATCGGCATCGGCATTACTTGCCTGCCTTTCTTGGGCGGCCTACTGGGATGCAGAGCGTGGTTACGATTCGCCATTTGTTCGGGCCACGGTACCAGTCGTTGTTCTTCTGCGACCAGCCTCGCAGGAACTCGATATGCTTCTCAGCATAGTTGCGCTTGAGAAATGCCATAGCTGCGTGAGGTTTTTCAGTTTTGTTGCCGAGCTTGTCTTGACCGACTACGGTGAGGGAGATAGTAAAGTTCTCTGGCAGTAGTTCAGCGTCTCTGGGGATTACGAAGTAGAGTTTCATCAGGCTGCCTTCCCTTCATAGATATGCCAGACGAACGGGCCGTCGAAGACTGTGGCGAGGTAGAAGTGCGTGGGAAGAATTACGTGGCCGGTGCCATAGACGTGCAGGTTCAGCTCCTCCGCTTGGTAAACGGCATCGTTATCTACCTCGAACCATAAGGCGATGATGCCACTGCCTTGCATAGCTGCGGCACGGAAGACACGTTGAGGTGGGACTAGAATGACTGCGTATGCAGAGCCTGAGTTAAGGTCGATTTGATACTTCCAGATGCGTTTCATTAGTCCGCTGTCCCCACCTTTCCTTTAAGTGTGTCGATTATGAATACGATGAAAGTGCTCATGCTCGTCGTACCTCTAGTCTTTTAGCGTTCAGAATGCTGTCGTAGTCTTCTACCTCAGCTCGTCGCGTGCTCACCCAGGCTCCATTGACGATGCGGAACAGCCATCGTTCTCTGTTCCAGAATGCACACAGCAGGATGCGATCAGGCTTGGTCTGTGGGTCGATGAAGATGATTGGCGAGTGGAGGTAGTCGGGGACGATTGGGTAGTCGGCAAGAGACCGGTTCCAACCATTCGGCCCCATAGCTGCTTGCAATGCGTTCTCCCAGCTACTCCCTTCGGCATTCATTCCCTGCCAGTGAATTTCGCACCAGCGCTCTGAGACTTTGCCGACAGGGTAGTAGTGTAGCTTCTCGGAGAGGCTTATGTAGCTGTCAGTGAGTGTGCGGGCGATTGCGAATGCTTCGTCGATTGTCATTGCAGTCACAGCATCAGTCCTTTCAAGATGATCAGAGTTCCGATAATGATCCAAGCCCAGGTAGCTAGGTTCTTGCAGATCTGGTGCGCGCGCTCTAGCCGTGGATCGGAGTAAGGTGTTCGGCGACGTTCGCCAAGGATGACTGCGATCATGTAGACCAGCATAAAGGTGAAGTAGAGTGCTGTGGTGAGGCTCCAGGCGCGCATGACTGATTAGTCCTCCGGCTTGTAATTTTGCCACTGTTCCAGATCGATAATGCGGCGTTCCAGTTTCTGTATCCAGTGCGTAGCGAACAGGCTGTCGATGAACAGGTAGGCGACCGCAAGGATGAGGAAGATGATCATAGCTATGGGCTACCTTCCTGGCCGAGTGTCGAAGTTGTAGTTACAAACCATGTAAACCTTCTTAGGCATATGCAGCGCGGGCGTCGGCTTGAGGTTCATGACTTCTTCCGGCGGCGTTATAAAAACATCTATGGTCGCTGGCGTTCTGCGATTAGGGTCAATGATCCAGTACAAGCGGGTGTAGAGCGGAAAGTCTTCGGCGTGCGGCAAGGTGGCCGTGCAGTCGGTGACGCGCAGACCTGCATTGCTAAAGTCTTGTAGGAAGTGGTGGCCGTGCGCTGTATGGTGCGGGCCTGCGATGAGAGCGACGGTGAACGCGATGGTGTAGGCGGGCAGGGTCATGGTGGTCAGTACTCCACTTCTACGGGGATGGCTATAGCGAGAGCATTCCCGCCTGCAAATCGTTCAGCTTCTTCCTGGGACCGGTAACCATAAGCGCGATGGTCTGGTTCACGGTAGATATTGAGATAGATGGTGTGCTTGACAGGTGCCATGACTAAGTCGCGGTGGCTTTCCGCTTGCGTGCGTGTGTATAAGCCGTCCAAGTAAAAGCTGCTGAGCTGTCCATCCACAACACCGTATAAGCACTGGTGATCATTGCAGTTGAACTTGGTTAGCTGTGTGACAGGCCGACCGTCACGCATGCAGACAGGCGCTCCGGCGAGGGCTTCGGCTAGGTTGAATGGCTTCATTCAGCTACCTTCCATTTCTTGATAAATTCGATCACAGCTTTGTGTATCGGCGAGCCATCGGTCATAGGTGCGTTGATTCGGATCAACAGCTCTATGTCAGTTAGTAGCTGCAGGCTTTCGACCAGAGCGCGAGTAGGACTGAACAGCGGGTTCTTCATGGGAAGATCACAACTTTCTGCCTGTCCATCAGGCGGGTGCAACGGTCTAGGCAATATAGGTACTCGTCGTACGTCCAGCAGCTCAGACGTAACCACATGCTTTGAGCCATCCAGGCGATGATGCGATCACGATCTAGGCTAGTGTCGAGCATTATTTATCCAGTCTTTTATTTCTCTCCATTGCTTCCACGGCCTTGATCGCACGCGCACGTGCATTCATCTCAGAGACCGCCGCGCCTAGAAAAGCCAGAGCGAATACAACCACTACGGTGAACATTGCCATCGCGGCGAGGAAGGTAAACGTATCGTGCAGGAAGTCGTGCCAGAATTGGAACATTAGGTTAGCCCTTTCATCAGATGATGGTGCACGGCCTCGACTGAGCCCCAGATGCAGAACGGGATCTCGTTGTAGAGGTACTTGACGATCTCCGGCAGCAAGTTGATATTGTCGGCATCGGCCATGCTAACGGCTTGCCGCAGGTCGTTGGTCAGAACCGCGTACATGAATCCGCCGGGCCGGATGCGGTTGTGCACGTAGCGCTCAATGCCGGGGATCAGGTGCGCGATTCTGGGGTCAACGAGTTTCATGGCGGTTAGGCTACCTCGGGTGCGGATGCGGGTTCGGGTTCGGCCACTGGCTCGGCGTCTGCTTCGCCAATTGCCAGCAAGCTCGGGCACTTCCACTCGTAGATATCCTTCATATGGCCTTCTACGAAGCGTTCTTCCGTGGCGGCGATCTTATGAGTCGGCACGAACTCCTCACCGATTTTCACGCGCTCGCAGACTGACTGCCGAGACGAGTAAGTCTCAACCTTGACACCAGTTGTGCCGAATTCTTTGCTCAGACGGAATGAGTAGTCATCGACTACCTTTTCGGCATGGCCGAACGCACGGGCATACTTCGCCAGCTTCTTTTTGTCGGATACGTACAGGGTCAGTGTGCATCCGCTGTACGGTTTGTCGATCTCGGGGTTCTGCTCGAAGAAGTCGGCTAGGTCGCGCAGGCCAGCGATGAACTCGCGGCGAGCTTTGGCTTCGGGATCTTCGACAGGGACTGGTTCAGGCTCGGGTTCGGATGTGAATGCGATGCCCAGGTAAGCTTGGAGCACGGCGTCCGGGTCGTCTGCGAGGATGCCTAGCTCTAAAGCGCGAGCATCGTCAACAGTCTGGTTGAACTCAGCTTCCTCGGCTGCGGCAAGGCTCTCCGCTTCGTGCTCGGCTTCATAAGCGCGGCATTCGTCTAGAACTGCCTTGACAGTTTCTGACGGTGTGACCTCAGCCACATCAGTTCCGTTATCCAGCAGATCGTTCTCGTCCCGCGCGTCATCGTTCGCTGGGTTGTATGTATCGCCGTTTTCCAACTCGTACTCTGCCATATCGCTTCCCTCTTCTCCCTTATCGTTATGTTGAAGTTAGTGTCTCATGGTTGCGCGTAGTTGTCAACCTAATAAGTGCTGGCTATGCCATAGCCTCTAATGCCACGGCTTATTCCGATACCTGTTCATCTTCTTACGCTTGGCATCGTCGTATCGGTCGCTCGTCATCCGACCGCCCAGGCGGAACTGAATCCGCTGCAGCTTACGTATCAGACCTGTAGCGTTGTCACGACGCACGCTCCAGTCGAACCCGCTAGTGACATACACGCCGTCGCGTCGCTGTTGAATCCGCTCGATGTCTTGTGCCAGTGCGCGAATGATACATAGTGAATCCTGAAAGGCTAGCGTCATCTTGACATTGCCTCCAACGTGGCCGAGATCGCCGCCGGGCGAAAACGGATCGAAGTCTTTGGTGAGGTCTAGTTCGGTGATGTCTGGTCTAGCGTGGCTGCGGGGCATTGGTTGGCTCCTTCTGTGGTTCGGCTATGGGAAGGCCGCAGCACGCAGTCAGTCCGGTTGCCGGGTCTACCTCATACACGCCTTTGCATTCCGAGCATTCATAGCTTCGGTCGTAGACGATCTTAGCGGTGATGCCCCGGAAAGACTGTACGTAAGCTTTCAGTTCCTCGGCATCGGACTTCCAGATAGCGTTACGGACTTCACGCGCTTTTGGCCCGTGGCCCAGGCCGAGGAATGCGTAGGCGAATGGCCGTACTTCGATGTCGATGTGCGCTCCGGTTATGACTTCGAGCGGGCAGGCACGTGCGATTGGCTCAGGTTCCGGCTGCGACCCTGCCGCGTCATGCTGCTCACTCAGCCGCTCGTCGTTGATGTCTAAGTCGAACTTGTCCTTGTCATCCATTGTTAGCCTGCTCCTTATCAGGCTTCATGAAAATCTTGGCTAGGATCTCGTCAACGGTATGCTTTACCGCGTACGTCCTGTTATTAGTGTCTGTAATAGTTGTGACACCACCTATAATCTCGCTCGGTGTGATGTTGACGAGCTTGTCGGCAAATAGCAGAAAGTGTTGAGCTGGCCCAGATTTTATAGGCATGTCTCGGCTGTCTATTTCGAAACCGAACAGGCGAATGTATTTGCGTGGACTCATGCGATCACTCCGTGATTTATCAACACAGACAGAATTTCTCTGGTGGTTTCGTATATGTTAGGGATCTGAGTCAGGATCTTGTCCAAACTTTCCTCCACATGTATGCGAGTTCCATCCGTAAGATAGATATTTGACCCGTTCATAGTCTCAGCTATGCGAACTACTGCTGAAAGCGGAACTGCGTTGTGTAGCCGCGTCGGATTAGTTCTGACGATTAGAACTGGATTGAACATAGCTAGACTTCCTTCCTTCCTCGGTGGTGATGCTCCGGCTCAAACCTAACCACGTTCCAGTAGTGGTTCTTGCAGGATTTCGAGCAGAATTTCTGTGCGGCCTGACGTTTAGCGAATTGCTTCTCGCATGTAGGGCAGGTGAGTAATACGTTGAACTGCGGCCAAAGCTTCGGGTCAGCCAATAGCTTCAGGTTCCGGTCGTACCGCGCCATCATGGCTTCGCGGCTGCGTTCGTAGTGGTCAGCGTCCTCGTCTGCGCGGGAGACTTGTTCCAGGTCGTCGTGATCTTCGGCGTAGCTCATCGGTGACCTCCTTCTATGAGTAGAGTGAGTAGCAGCAGGAAACAGCCTGCGAAGAAGACTATTGCTACAACTGTGTTGCGGACTCGACGGAACCATCTAGTTGCGTGCTGCTGTTGCCGGTGTAGTTCCTGCTCATGCTCCAGGTAGTGCTTATGCCATTTCAACTTAGCCTCCGACATCAAGTGGTAGTTGTAATGCCGGTTATGCTGCGTGCCGAGTAGCTGGTGGAAGATGCCGTGGTTGCTGCGGTAGCTGTCGTTATTGCCGTTACTCACTGTCAGTACTTGAACTTTCTCGGCTGAAGAGTACCCGCAGTAGCTCACGTATGGTCAGCCGTGTTGGATCCAGCTCGATCGCAGTTATGCTGTACTTGTCGCCGATGCACATTGTTCCCTTGACACCGTCTGAGTTGCGCCTGCGCTCGATCTCCTGCTTGTCGCCTTTGTAGATCAGGAGTCGTACACGGACTGTTTTCGGCTGGGGTTCATCGTGAAAGCTGTTCCATAACTGTTCGAAATCCATGCCTGCCATTTATCCTCCGCCTCTCTGCACCGATACAGGTGCTTGGTCTAGTTCGTATTCTGTTGGTGTGATTGGTGACAGGATGGTTTCGCCGTCCTCGCGCTGTTCCCGCTTCCAATCCTCGTAGGCTTCCTGCCATTCAGCAGCACTGTCTTCGGTTGAAACCCATAGACTCCGGCATTTGCCGCCTGAGCGTAGGTTGTAGTAGGCTTCAGGGTCAGCTTTGGATAGCTTCATCCAGGCGTTGAAGTAGCTGGTGGCTATGATAACGACCATGCCTGTGGTGTAGTTTTCGAGAACGCCTTCACCGCGCCATACGTAGAGCTTGTATCTCGGCTCATTCATCGCGGGAACGTCCCGTCCACTACAAAGTCGAACACTGCGGAGGAAAGTTGCTGGGCGAGTAAGCAGTCGAAGATAGTCGTGCGCTGGCCTGTGAGCACGTCACTGACGATATTGATGACGAGCTGCGCTTCAGCACGGTCAAGCGTTGGCATCTGGCTACGGCTGCCTGCTTCGACCGCAGACGACGTAGCTGCCAGCGAATAGAACACCGTGTAAGCACGCATAGCTAGCTCTAGGTTGTGGGTTAGATCTACGTCAGCGGCTGCGTAGCTGTGGATGGCCGCGGCTGCGGCTGCGGAGTAGTCCTTCTGGGCTTGAGTGGCGAATGGCATTGGTTGTTGTCCTTCCTCGTTGTGGGATTGCGTTGAGTGGATTCGTCGTTGTCGTCGGTCTAACTGCAGTTCAGGAACTCACACAGCTCGTCAATATCTTCAAGAGTGAGCGCTTGTAAATCTCCACCATCAGTAGCCAAAAGCTCAATCGGCACTGACAGTACGCCACTCTGCATATCCTCTTGATAATTGCGCAGTGCTGCAAGGATGGTTGCAGTCTGGCGTGTGGTTATGTGGACGACTCCGGCGGATTCTTCCACTTCTACCTTGTTCAGGTCTGCGTATTCCTGCTCACCATGCAGGTCAATCAGCCTGTACTCGATAGCTTGGCGAATGGCTTCAAAGACATCCTCGTCTGTGCCAAGCTGCGTCCGGCTTCCTAGAGATGCCTTGAGCTTGGCATTCGACAGCAAGTCACGTATGTCAAAATATGTGCCACCGCATTCGTCTGAATTGACAACGATATCGAACAGATAGCTCCGCTTGCCTTCGTCAATGTTGTTGTCTCGATAGCAGTGGTAGATTTCGATTCCCTGATGTACTAGAACTAGTTCGGCATCGGCTGTTACTGTCTGTAATGGCATTTGTGTTTTCCTCTTCCCTTCCTCTGAGTGAGTGGTTCGTTGGCGTTGAGCTGCTTGGCGGGCTGGCTAATAACGTGGTATCCGTATCGGCTTGACTGAGAGCTGCGGCACGGCCATGACTCTAGGCTGGCGGATGTGCACTGGCTGTGCGAGTAGTCTAGTCGGAACTACAGGCACAGCTACAGGCTTGATATGGATCTTGGTTGGCGGTTGACCATGCCCTATGCAGCACAGCAGTGTATAGATCGCAGCGAAGATCATGATGGCGGCTGCGCGTTTGACTTCACGACGGAATCTCATTGGTACTTGCATCACTCGCCTGCTTTCTGTAGGGACTCGGCAACATCCCACGCGAACCATTGCATATCACATTCGTTGCAGCGTACGCGCTCCGTGCCGTACTCTGAATTGATCGTGGATGTGTTCTCGTCCAGCACAAACTCCCATTCGTTCTGAGTCATGCGGACGCCTGTTACATTCTGCGAGATCGTGGCGTCTTCGATGTAAAGTAAAGTGCCAAGCTTGCAGGATGGGCATGTGAGCGGCGCTGGTGTAGGGTCGCTGTGCTCGTCTAGCTTGACTTCAGGCGCTGGTGTTTCACGGTAACCACACTCCTTCTCAAGCTGTGTGCCAGCTCCGTCTGTTTCGGCAAGGTAGTTCATGGATGCGCGCGCCATAGCGTGACCAAAGTCCAGACCGTCATCGTCGCAGTAGTGTGCGAGATTGCAGAGCAAGTCTGCTAGGTTCTGTAGCCGTAAGTCTGTGGTTGCGCCTGATTGTGGGTCGGTGTATGTCAGTCCCCATGCGCCGACTTCACCCGTGCGTTCGCCATGCTCGAATGCGAAGTACTGTAAAGTGTCGCCACCCGCAATCGCACGGGATTCGTTGTTGCCGTCCGGGTCCGGTAGTTGTGCTGTTGGATTGCTCATGTTGGTTCGTCCCTTCCTCGTTGAGTGGTTTAGTTGCTGTGGTGGTTGACTGACGGCTTACTAGTCCTGAACTGGAAACAACTCCGACGTTTTCCGTTCCTCGTCCATGTAGTAAGCGGTTGTCTTGAATTTGTCTGTTTGCCAGTCTGCTAGGTCGCCAACTGCGAGTAACGCGCAAAGTTTGTCGTAGGCTTCACGCGGTGGCAACGCGATTGTGATTGTGACGTTGGTGAATGTGGTTTCGACTGCTGCATTGGCGTCCGCAATAGGTGTGCCGCCGGGCCCTGGAATCATGCCGTGGTTCCCGTCCAGTTCACCCTCGCCGCAAGCTTGGCAGTACAGGTTATGGTCTGGTATAAAGATGTGAGTGGTCATTGTGATGGTGCTCCCTTCCTCGATTAGTGGTGCGTTGATGTTGATGATGTTGATGACTAGGCTGAACTACTCAGCGGCTACGTACGTGCCAACCTGCATGAACTCGTCCACGCCAGCACTCGTCGCGGCCGCGTCCAGCTCCGCAGCAATCCGCTCAATCGCGGCTAGCTTGACTACGTGGCATCCTGCGTACACCGTGCCGTCAGTCGTAACCTTATCGACACCGTACGCGCCTAGCTTGAGCGTGTGGCCATTGGTGCGCCATTCCTTGCCGCTGGCGATGACGTTGCGGACTAGCGTCAGACCGCGACGCGCATGTGACACGGGGAACGAGACGCCGCGCGATGTCTCGACGAATCCGCCAGCAACTCGCAGCTCCGTATCGAAATAATGTGACCACATCCACAGAGCGTTATCGACGCCAGTGAGCCATGCTGTACGCGCATCCGCAAACTGCACGCGATGCTCCGCTAGTTGTTCTTCTTCTTTCCGTTCGCGCTCTATCCACAAAGCAGCGCGCTTCTCCGATTGAGCTGCGAGTATGGCCGTAACTTCCGCATCCGTCATCGGCTTGGCGGGTACGACAAAGTCTTCGCGGTCTTCGCCAATCCACGCAGCGTACTCCGTCATGGTGTCTACTAACGCGCACGCTTCTAGCCGCAGTCTGTCACGTTTGGGATTGCGTGACTTGCTGGACTCAACTAGCAAGCCGTCGAACTGTTCAGCCCACGCGCGAAGGATGCGTATAGGTGTGCTGAAATGCCACCCGCCACGCTCAACGCCGGGCACGAAGAATTTGCGTGCACCGATTGGTATAGCGGAGCATACGTAAGACTGATGCGAGCTGGTGCTCACGGAATACTTCCCCGTGCTCACAAGGTAAGCTTGCTCACCCTTATCGTTGAAGACGATGCTGGCGATCACGGTGTTGTAGCTGTAATAGTCCACACCTTCAAAGCTCTGATTAGAGCTGCTACGGCCTTTAGGGACTAACTGATGTGCCCATTGATGGGGTAGTTCGGCGGTTTTGAATACGGTTCTCATAGCTGTTGTCTTCCTCTCGGTGAGTGACTTGGACGTGCTGTGTGCTACTTCAACTACGCTACACCACGCGACACGGTTTGTATATAGCGTTGAGCTGCGTGGTGCGAACTAATAAAACTAAAGTACTGGACGGCTGTTGCGGGCGTTGGATTGTAGATCCAATATTCACTCGGCAAGCCTGAGCGTTAGTTTAAACTTGCCGAGCAATACTAGCGTTAGGCTACGAAGCTAGGCGCGCACCACCGATGAGGTAATATGCGCCTAGCCGCGCCCTGCTAATAGCTTCCAATCCCTGCCAGTTCCACCGCAGCTTTGACCGCTGCCGTCTTCCGCTCGGAACCGTTGCCGAACCATGCCGAGAACAGGCGGTTTTGGTCGCTACGGCTACGCGCCTGATGGTCAACGTAGTACGTGACACCGTTGACTGCGCCCCACAGTGTGCCGCGTGCCGACGCCAGACCACTCCCCGGTGACGTCATGGTCGCATCCTGTATATCCCGTGCCGTCTTCGTCAAGTCTGCCGTTTTAGGGTCGATCACAGCATCCATGCCACCCATGAGTTTCGCCATAAACTCCAACCATCCGTCGTGGTCGATTGTGACGTGTGCCAACTGATTCGCTAGGTCGTTCGTAGCTGCCAGTTGTTCCCGCGCCATGCCCATTACCTTGCGCGCGCGCTGCTTGGCCGCGTCGTCAAACTTGCTTGAATGCTTGAGTTTGAACGTGTTAGCTGCTTCGCCGGAGCGGAGCGCTGCCGTCAAGGTATTGTGGCAGACGACACGTTCCTGAGTTGGTTGGCCTATAGTCTTCAGCGAACCGTCATGCGACGTAGCCAGTAGCATATAGCCGTTTAGCTCATCGCCTGTAGCGAAACCATTCGAGTCACTGATGTCGAACGCTGCACCCGTGTTGAGCTTGGCTAGCGCCCATACAACAGCGCCGTCACGCAACGCACCGACTGTCTCCATCGTGGCATGGCCAGCTTCACAGAATTCCTTGAAGAAGTTGACAACTTCAAGATTCTGCACCAGTTGGTAGCCATCGCCGGCAATCTGGAACACGTGATCGTTGTCCGAGCGGACGATTGCACGGAAGTTATTCAGCTCATCGGTGAGCATCCCGCGCGATTCGTCTACAGCTAGGATGCGCACGCCGGAGTCGAGTACACGTTCAGTCACGCCACGCATGGCAAGCCTACGACTCTGCACGCGCCAGTTCAGGCTAGCTGCTACTAGCATCTCTTCGCCAGTTGCGCCCAACTCTACAGGCTTACCTAAACCATGCCACGGTGCGCCGTTGACTGCTACGTATGCGAGTTGGTTGTTCTCAATTTGTGCGCTCATGTTAGTACCCTCTTATCTGTGGATTAGCCAGCAAGTCAGAGACTGCGTGCATTGCCACTTGTTTGGGTTTGGGCTTGCTAGTTGGTGGCTAGATCGCCACACGCTCAACACGCAAGCTAGTGAGGTGATTCTACACGCTTGCGTGTTAGTACCCGCCAAACTCCGACTGCGTCAACTGATGCAGCATCTGCACGCATACCGACAACGGCATGGCGTCGCTCACAGTCGTACCGCTGTACACGAAGTAGAACGAGTCCGATTCAAGCTCCGGCATGTTGGAGTGTGCACGGTCACGTTGGGTGACTGTGTACAGGACGGAGTAACCTGCAACGAAACGCTGCGTGTCGTACGCTGCTGCAGTAGCTGCGCACGCTAGGTCAATTAGCGTGCTGGCGAGTGTGTCAGCAGTGCGTGCAACTATCGGCAGAACCGATAGCTCAGACAGTGGAGCAACTGTGCTGGTGGTGCTTGACAAGCTTGGAATGTTCAGTAGGCTGTTGACGGCTTGCTGGGTGGATATCATTTCGTCTTCCTCTTTCGTGGCGTGAGTGACTTCGTGGTACAGCTCAACGTGCAGTTTCGTGCAAGATCGTGCGATTGCGTGCTAGCTTCTCGGCGCGACCGACGTCTGTAGCTGGCTATCCGGCAACGGAACCCAGTTCACTGCCGTAGTAAGCAATGGATGTACGACTGTCATCGGCCTACCTGCTCCGACTGCTTCGCGTATTGCGTTGGCTATGTTGGTGCGCTGTTGATTGAGTGTCATGTGGACTACCTCATGCTGGTGCTGGTGCTGGTATGGACGCTGCGCTGTCCGATGTTGCAGGTACAGTTCACCACTGCACGCAACCATTGTCAACCACAATCGTACGTAATCGTAGTGCTAGTAACGTTACCTTCTAGTTGCGTGCGAGTGCGAGTGCTGCTAGTGCCAGTCGTGCCGCCGCCCGTGCCCTGCACGTGGCGTGCGCCTAGGCCGCAGCGCTGCTGCTGCTACTCATGCCAGTGCTACTACTCCCCGCCGCGCTCGACCCTGCCGCCCGCCTGCCCCTACCCTAGCTTTCAGTTCGCGCGCACGCGTCGTCATCCAAGCGCATCGTGCACCCGCGCGCGTGCGCCTAGTCAAGGGGGTGGGGGTGGGTAGGGAGGCGGCTGCGAGAACGTTGGAGTAAAAGCTGGTAAGATTATCCAAAATTTTTTAAAATTTACAAAATTCACAAATTCATGTAATATGGTTTTATGTTATCCACGATTGTTCCAAAACCTCCAACACTCAATCTCAACGGTCAGCCACGCCGGACTCGCACCACACCTCCTGTCATTCACACACTCCTGGCCGAGGACTTAGGCGGAACGCAATGTCTCCTATGCTTGGACTTTCTCACTCTCGATAGCTTCGTCAACAATCGTCATCGATCCAATGGCCGATCTACATACTGCAAGTTGTGTGAGCGCGTACGCCGGCAGGAACGCCTCGGCAAGATTCAGATCAAGGATTCGAAGCTGTACACCAAAAATCGAGAGGCTATCTTAGAACGACATCTAGCCTACCGAAAGGTCAATGCCGAAACCATGCTACTCACATATGCCAAGCGGCGAGCTCGGGACTTCAACCTGTCATGCACGATCACCACAGCCGACATCTCGATTCCAACCTACTGTCCGATCTTTGGATTTCCTCTGGTTCGCCACCTTGGACGTAAGGGAGATGGTGGTCGTTGGCAGTTCGACTCGCCCACAGTCGACCGAATAGTTCCAGCCCTTGGCTACGTTCCCGGCAACATCCAAGTGATCTCGCACAAGGCCAACTCAATCAAGTCCAACCACTCGATCGAGGACCTGCGAATCTTTGCCGAGTGGATTCTACGATAGTCCTTATATACTTATATAAAGGGACAAATTCCAAACTAAACAAAACAAGCCACATAGCTCTAGCAATTGTTGTATACCGACAACTCTAAACATGTGCTATAACAACAACATGGATGAGCCTAAGCTCGCAGATATAGAAGTCATGACGGAGTCACGCCCCCGTCGAGGCAGGCCTCCTAAGCCTTTCGATGTCAGATCGATGACCGATCGTCACGGCGATACCTACGACATCAAGTTCAAACCATCCAAACGTTTCGACACGGAGAAAGGAACCTACGTGGTCTGCTTCACAGAGTTGTTCGACCTATGCATCCAGCATAAGATCCGCGGCGAGACTCGGACCGTGTTGGATTGGTTGTGCGCTAACGTAGACATGGGCAATATCGTGTCCGGTATCAAGCAGAACAAAGTTTCGTCCGAGACCGGCGTCGCGCGCTGTAACATCAGCCAGTCTCTGTCTAAGCTTGAAGGGTTAGACGTATTGCGCCGTGATGGCCCTGGCAAGATCCTGCTGAACCCAAGGCACTTCTTCAAAGGGAATCCGCCCCAGCAGAACCAAGCCTGTTTGGTGTGGGACCAACTCCAAGCTACTCGTCCTCGCCTTCGTCAACAGGCTCTTCTGGCCAAGTCAACTGTGCCTCCAAGTCACCAACTGGCTTCGACCAGTACAGCACCGACGGCTCCGACGAACCTATCTGAAAAGGCCGAGTAGCTGCAGCCTCCCGCACCAGGTCCGAGCCAGCAGCCGCTGCCGCCTGGCCCCACTTGTACTCCACGATCGAGTCGTTGTGCCCACGCACCAGCACCACAACTTCCAACGCAGCCACCTCGTCTGCCACCAGCACCCGCCCAACCGCGTCCATGAACTCCTCGATTGGCATATCCCTCAGGAAGTTCCTGAAGTGCTCGACTACTGACTCACCTTTGTTGTCCTTGTGCCCTCGCATCACAGCCCCTCGCCAGCGCCAGCGCCAGCGCCCCACCGGTACTCCGCCACAACGCCGTCCCGCCCACGGACTCGCAACACAGCTTCAACCTCAACCTCAATCTCGTCCTGCGGCCGCCGCGCAAACCAGCCTGCCATTTGCTGCAGGAACCTAGCCAGACACTGATAGTCGTTGACGTACAACGCCACAACCTTGTCCTCAGGTTCAGCTACGCACTCTACTAGCTCGTGTGCCCCACCGTCTCCCTTGTACTTGCGCATCACCCAACCTCTTCCTGGCCACGTACCTTTACCAACCTTCCCAACCGTTCGTACCGTTCCAGAAACTCTGCCTTGGGCATCACATACACCATGACAGCCCTGCCCCCGGGCCATCTAAAAGGCCTAAACCATACGCCCTTGTCCAGCACGTCTCCAACGCACAGATGCACTTCATTGCTCTCGACGACAACCTTTAGGCCACAGTCGTGGTGGCAATCGATCGCCTTGAAATTGTGCTCCGTCAGCCAGTCCGCTCGCTCGCCGTATACGCCCGGTGCCACTCGTTGACCTCTAGGCATAACTACCAAACCTCCTCAGTTGTCCGCACGATCGTCTTCAGCCTGCCCGCCCACTTGAACTTGCGCAGGAACTCGGCCTGCTGCATGACATACAACTCGCTACCTATAAGACAACTATCGGTATAGCCGAACCTGCGAAACACGACCACAGGGCTAAACACATCCCCTGGTGGCCCCGCCGCTGACTTGGCATCTTTAATAAACCTGGCATGCGTCTCCAGCACGGTCACTCGCATTGGCACCAGCAATATAAGAGCTCCCTCGGCCCGCGATCCATCACGTTCCTGGTAGACACCGGTGCGGACTGACTTCGGCTTGGCCATCACAACTCCCTTGGAATTCGTGCCCGGCCAAGCTCGCAACCGCCAACTACTAACCTGCGATGGGGATTCGTTGCCGCGAGGCTGCAGCCTCCAAGGCCGGGCAACTACTAAGTTACATGAATCCATGTTGGGAGTCAACTGAAATGCTGATACACTACCCTCAATACACCTGCCAAGCTTAGTCCGTCCAGGACGCTCAAATCGGCAGGTTTTCTACTGCCCCGCGGCATCGCAGCTACTCCGCCCAGCTCTCGCCCGCCAGCAGACTCGCAAACTCCTCCGCCTCCTGGCCCTGGTCGTTCGACTTGGCACCCCGCCACGCAGCCACCACCCCAGGCGTGATATCCCACTGATCCATACCCTCACGCCTCAACAGCTCGTTCTCGATGCCGCCGCCATGATGGATCACCGAGTAAGCCGTGTTGGCCTTGGACACCATAATCGGCTTGACCACCCAGCCCGGCCGAGCCGCCGCATACTCCTCAGCCTTCGCCAACACCGGCGTCTGGCCACGCATCCTGCACAGTTCGTCATACAGCCCATACAACACAGCACCGCCACTCGGCCTTGCGCCCCGGCTCGGCGTCTGCCTGCCTGCATCTTCCTTAGCCGCTGGACTTCGCAACTCCGGCATCGTCTGGCGCAACGCATACAACCCGATCATGATCGCTATAACGCCATCGTCGTGGCTACCCAGCCCCGAGTACCCAGCTCCATCCTTGCTGAACTTGTACATCTCCTTCAGGATGTACTCCGAGCGAATAACAACACTATCCTCCAACAAGGCCTCGCCCATGCGCCCAACCATCAACGCTTTGGTCTTGCTCGTCGTCTGCCAGTGCAGGTAGTTGGCCATCTGCTTGCCCACGCGATCTTCCGCCCTCGGCCTATACAGATTCGGATACTCCAACTGATTCTGCAGGTACACTGCCGTGATCATACCTTCCTTGGCGTACTCGACCGCTACCTCGCACTTGTTGTAGTACATGCCGATCGCATACAGAATCTTGGCGTACTCCGTCGGCGGCGCAAACCCGACCCAGTCGGCCACCTGCACGTCAGGGTTCGCACCAACGCCAGCACGCCATACTACAGCCACTAGTGGATCGCCGCCAACCAAGCCTGCACCTGTGTCCGCACTGAGATAGTAACTCGCCATCGGACTTGGGTCCTCCCACATATAGAACCTGTTCTCAGTCTCCCTCTTCTCTAGCGCCTGGCCCGGCTTGACCACAGTCATCAACGGCTTCGGCACTGCATGCAGCCCGCCAAACATCATCTCGCCTATTTTGACCGGCCGGCGCATATGCGACTGACTCTGCTCGTCCAGCTTATGCCGTGGGAACGCACAGAGGCCGCTCGACTGGAAAGCCTCCTGCGGCGTCATCGGATAAGACTCATAATGCGCATACGGATATCCGGTCCGCTTGATCGCCGACTTCAGCCTCCGCCGCCGCCAGTTAAAAAACTCATCGGTAATCTTGAACCCAGCCTCCTCGGCCATGACGCGTTCCCGAGCAGCTGCCTCCAACGGCGTCAACAGAAAAGGCACCTGACTGGGCTTCAACGGCAGCGAGAATTTCTTCGCCTTGTATACAGGTAGAAACACCGGCACCCAATCTGAGTCACCTTCCTCGGCCTCCTGCCACATGTTGTAGAACAAGCCATCGCTACCCAAGGCTGTACTCTCGCTAATGCCCATCGTGTCGCTGGCGTTCATGCTCGGTTCCAAATCAGCCGTGTAGACCTCCGTGCTCGCCCAGCGACTGACCTCAGTCATGTGCAAGTTACGCACCGTCCTACCAATAGCAATGCCCGACCCACGCTGAGCATGCGTCGTAATGAACACAGAGCCCAGGCCAGGATTCGTTACCCGCTCACTCAGATCCTTCCTGTTGAACTCGATGTACTCGCCTTTCGAGTGATACTGACGCTCAGGCCGCATGAACCATGGCAGGCCGTTGTAGGCAATGTTGACTTTGCGCTGCACATGGGCCGAAACATCTGGTGCCTGCGCCACTGACACCGTATAAGCATTCGGCGCAAAGAACGAGCACCAGCACATAGTGCCAGTAGCGTATTCCGTAATGCCCGCCTGCCGAGGTTTCAGCACAATCACCTTCGACTGGCCGGTTTCTTCCCTCTCCTTGGCGATAGCATTCTCAACGATCCACTGCAGATCGAACATGGGATACAAACACGTAGCCAGACCTTGCTCAGTAACAATCGTATGGAAGTTCTGCAGGTAGTACGTTCTATCCTTGATGCAGTTATCGAGCTCTTCTATAGCGAACTGCAGCTCTAGTGGCGTCAACAACGTCCAAGCCAGAGCAGTATGGTCCTCAATGCCGCCTTTCGGCAGCTGGCGCTTCGCCTCGAAGTATTTCTGGTCCAAGGCTTCCAGTGCCTCGTTTAGAAGCTTGGACTTGCGATTTACATACATGCCAGCAGTTTACACGGAGTCACGTAGGGAGGGTAGAGCGCGGACCCTAGTCAGGTGCTCCTTCAGGTTCAGCGCCGTCGTCAGCATCACCCTCAACGTACTCACCTTCAGCTCCGTCCTCGCCAGCCTCAGCTTCCTCAGCCAGTTCCCTCTCCAACTCAAAGTCCTTATCGGTCAGCTCCGCTCCAGGTGTCAACTGCTTGACAACCTCTACAGTATCCAAGCCTCGCTGCTGACGGATCTGACGAATGATCGATTCAGCTGACAGCGCACCTTGATGCGGTGCAGCGAGCGAAGCTCCACCGCCCCCAACATTCCCTGCAATCTGTGTCCGCGCATCCACATTGGTATTGTTGCTCACCAACGGCGTCTTCGGAATGATCGTACTCAGCACCTTCGTCAGCCGATCGACAGCGTTCAACCTGACCGCATGGTCTGGCAGCTCAGTAGCTGTCTTGACTTCCTTCCAGCTTGGCTCCTGCGTTTCCTTGTCGTACACCAACTCCATCTCAGACTTGTACTCGGTCCGCGTCGCCTGCAGTGCAGCAATCAAAGCCTGGCCGCCATGCGGCAGACCCTCGATATACATCTGCCGGGTCGCTATCTCAGCTTGCTCAGCCGAGTACTTAGCCGCCTGTGCGCGCATCTTCTCAATGCTGCTGCGTACAGTCGCCAGCCTGACATTCTCCCTGGTCGCCAGCTCTTCCATGCTGACACCAGCACGCCAATCAAAGTACCGAGTCTGATCCTTAGCTGTTGGTGCAGCACCAGACGACTCGACGGCAGCGTGGCCCCCCGACCGCCGCTGCCGTCCTCTGCTACCCGCTCCTGCAGATGTGTGTGCCATAACCCTAGCCCCTATCCTACTCCGGCCGTTCAGTAAACCCAGGCACCTGACTCGTCGCCAAGTAGCTCAGCTCCGAACCTTGCTGCGCGTCCAAGTCGTGCCCCTCGTCAACATCCGGCAGCACACTAATAGGCACTGGACTCGGCCGGCCCTGTGCCGCATCCTCCTTAGCCTGCTGCACCGCGCGATAAGCCTCGAACGGATTCTCAGTCTGCGCTGCGATCCCTTGTGCCCACGCTGGCTTAGTACTATACATATCCTGCACCTGCCTCGGCCGTGCTGACCACTGCTCATCCTGCGCCGCGTCCTGTTCAGCTTCCTCGTCCATCGGTGTGTTGTTCCCTACCATGCCTGCCATGCCGGTCAGGCCCGAGTTACTGATGCCGTACTGATCGACCGTGCCCGCGCCTGCGCCCGGCGTTGCATATAGCAACTTGCTCAACGTCTGCACGGAGCCATGCAGCGACTTGACTCCAGCTTGTATAGCCATGCCGGCATCGTGTATCCGGTCCGCATCCATCCGGTTCAACGCCATAGCTACCTCGGTCTTGAGCAACGCAATCGCCGACGTGTTCCGCGCAATCACTTGGTTGATCAACGTCCGCGCCGCAATCCCTTCCTTGCGCTGCTGCCAGGTTGCCCACAGCACGCCAATGACGCCTGCTGCCAGCAACGTCAGCAGCACGCCAAACAACAGCCCAGCCATCGCCAAGCCTATCGCTGTAAAATTGCTCCCTGCACCTGCACCTGCTGCATTCATCCCGTCACCCCTCGGTAGCTTTTAGTCAACCACGCCTGCAGCCCAGTTATAGTAACCTCGGTCAGCTCGACGTAGTAGCACATCTTGCCTGTCGTCTCGTCCCGCACCGCATGCCGCTGGTGCCTATGCGTGCTCAGCCATCGCTTCCGGTCTGCTGCTTCGTCTAGGTTGATCGTGCGATAGTTCCGTGTATCAGCGGCCAGCTCTGCTTGCGTCATCAGTCTTCGTTCCTCAATCTCTCGGCTTACTACTTACCTTACTCTGCGTCTGCGTCTTCCGTCTTGCACCAGTACCAACATTCTGCTTCCTTGTTCCAGGCTATGTCCCTCACCCTATAACTCCTCTCAGTCAGCCTTTTCGACATCGTCCTCGGCAGCGGTATCGCGTACCCTGCCTGCTCAGCCTGCAACAACAACCACGGCACGTTCGCTCCGTGATTCGCGCCATGCCGAACTACACTGTCCCGCAACGTCTCCACTATAAACTGCGTCAAGCCACGACTGCCCAGCACGCCCTGTGTCGCCACGTCCCTCTGCAGACTTGTCCGCAGCACCCTGAGATCTCGCAGCACCAACTCCAGCCTGCGCTCCAGCCGCTGCATCTCCTGCAAATGCTCAGCCTGATCGACAGCGTCATGCAATATAACCTTAGGCTTCCTGGCACCTACGACTCCAGCCATTACCAGCAGCCTCGCACGTTGTACTCAAAGACAAATCTCTCAACCTTTTCGTATTCTTCCCAGCTGTACTGCGGCTTGTAAGCCAGTGCTGACAAAGCATCCGCGAACAACTTACCCTTCCAGTCGTAGCCGCGAAGCTTGCGCTCCCAATCATGCACGGCTATCCCATACAACATCCTTGGCTTTACGTCATCCGGCCAGCGAGTCATGTACTCTTTTACGAACATAGTACCCAGATCTGACCACGGCACGAGAACGGTAGCCTGCAAACTCTGCGCACTATAGTCTTCATGAATCACTTCCATGATCGCTGTAGTTTTGCCGGATTGGCGATTCGCGTTGACCATTTCGCCAGCACGAATGCGCTGCTTGATGTTCTCTAGGCGTATACGAAACTCAGGTAGGTCTTTATAGCTCATCCGATCCGCCGTCCCTTGAAGTTCAGATCCTGCGCAAGACCTGCATACTGCGGGTCGTCGACTACATTTAGAGCTGCGAACTCACCGTGCAGCTTTAGAGCTTCGATATTGTAGGCCAACGCGGCCTTTATCTCGCAGTCGAAAACTCCAATGTGCCTACGCTTCCTTTCAAACGTTATATAAGAAGACCATGGATACGTTTCGGAAGAACGCCGAGACACCCCTTTATACTTACTAGAAGTTCCCTGTTGCTTATCTCGGTTCGTGTTGTTCTGCCGAGAGTTCGCCTTCCTCAAGTTGTATCGTTGGTTGTTCAATCCATCTCGGTCATGATGGTCGACTTTTATCTTGGGGTCAGTTACTCCTACGATAGCTCGATGCATGGCTAGGAACTCAGATCGTTTATTCACCGTGACATTTCGACAGGCCATAAATTTACCAGTCTTGTTGTTGTACCGTTTGGCCTTCCACTTATGTCGAGACAGCCATACGTAATCCTCGTCATCAACTAAGGCGACTCCTCGGGGAGTTAGTTGAATCTCTCTCATCGCGATCTTCCTTTGAAGTTTAGATCGGCAGCTAGTCGAGAGTATTCGGGATCGTCAACTCTAAAGTTCCACTTCTTCTCGAAGTACTCTCTGTCGATATCCGCCTGGATCAGCATCATCTGCTTCTCGGGTTCAGGCGCTGTCTTCCAGGACGCACTTCCAAAGTGATAGTAGGGAATGTCGAGCTGCACGCCTCTGATCCCAAGCGCGGCCATCCTCAACGCCAGGTCACAATCTGATCCATAGAACCAGAACCCCTCGTCCAGAAAGTAACCATACTCCGCCACCACAGCGTCATAGCACCACTTGCGCCACAGCACTACAGCCATCGGCGTGTTCTCGCTCACCGCACGCACACCATACGTAGGCTCGCCTGTCGGCATCTCGCCTGACATACTCGCTGTGACCACACCTCTCGGCCACGATCTCAAATGGTCCACGAAATCACTTGGCAGCACAACATCATTCGGCATCATCAGAACTTCGCTGAAACCTTCCTGACTGAACAGCCTCCAGAGCGCGTTATTCGCCAGCTTCACCGGCGACTGATTCACTAGCTGGTTCGACACCACCAGTGCATCGTCACCATCCGCCACGTCATAGCTATTCAGCCAGTTCATCGTGGCGTCCGTGCTGCCGTTATTAGTAACCTCTAAATAAACGTGATCGATCGCCTGGCAGTCCTGCGCATACACACTCTCGATCGCAGCCTTCAGCAGCTCCAGGCTGTTATACGTCGTCAACTGCACCGCCAAAGTCCTAGTCTTGTCGTAGTCATAGCTGTATGCCATCAAATCCTCGCCTCCAACCCAAACACTCTCGCGTCTGGGTACAT